GTGTTTACACTTCCACCCTGATAATAATATTCTAGTAAGTCTGTACTAGCCGTGTACCTATATTCATCATTTGAATTAGGTGCATCAGTTACAGAAGTTAATTCTTTTCCATCTCTATAAACTTGACCACTACAATCACCAACATTATATAGGTAAAATAGATGAGAAGTTCCTGAAGTCACCCAACTACTAGGTAGAACTCTTTTATGGTCATATTCGGATAAATTTGGTTCAATAAATAATAAGTCTGTTGTAATATTGCAGTAACTTTCTTGATATGTACTCATGCTTCAGCCTCAATAGTAAAGTTTGGTTGTACTTCTATAATTTCTAATTCTAAACCTCTTAATGATTCTATTAAATTTATAAGCATTTCTTTTTCATCAATACAAGTAGAGTCTAAAATAATATTTGATATGTCAATCTGTCTTGCAAACTCTTTACACCTCATAATAACATCAAAGGCGTTTAAAGTCTTATCTTTTGTGGTTATTTCTGTGACCTTTTCCATTTTAGATACTCTGCCGCTTCATAAGGGTTAAAGATTGTAGTTATTTTTCTGTTATCATCATCAGAATATTTAGGGTCTATTATCGTAACTGGACAATTAAAAATATTCTTATCATCTAGTCCTAATCTGTTTGCATATTCATCCATTCTTTTAAAAGATGCAACTTGTAAGGCATGAGAAATTAACCCTGAAGCTGGGTCTTTTAAAACTTGATAGCCAGAAACATGAGTATGTCCAGCGGTTACTATGTGGTCTCTCCATCCCATCTGAATAGCTTTACTGACACCATGAGCAGAGTTCCACATGGAGTTTCCTTTAAAAGTGTGTCTAGCATTAACTCTTACAGATGATTTATTAGGAAAGTTTAAATTAAGTCTTACTCCATGATTTGCATAAGTGGTTCTAGTGTTACCTCTCATTATAAACTCTATAGGGTCACCATCTCCTGACCATACATCATGATTTCCACCTACTAAATAAAGCCAAGGAAGTTTATTTAAAAAGTATTCTGTTAACTTCCATGATTCTTTAGCAGTTGTACTTTGTTGACTATATAAAGCCGCTAGTCTACCTACCCAGTTGTTTTGAATGTCTCCAAGATTTCCAGCAAACATTCCTTCTGTATTCTTAATAACATCACATATTCCAAACAATTCACCTAAGTCTGTTCCATCATCATCAACATGAGGGTCACCAAAATGACAGATTCCTATTACACCATCTATTTTTATATTAACATGAGTTAAATTATAATATTCTTGAACATTATTTTTAATTTTAAACTTTTTAACTCTGTACTTAATAATATCATCAACATTCATTTCAGGTTCAGGTCTTAGGTCAGAAACTTCAAAAGAACTTTCTTCTTTTAATTCTAGTGCATTTGTAAAAACAGAAGAACACTCATTACATTTATATCTCTGTTTTGCTTTTTTATTTTTTAAATGTTGAACACCAGCCCTGACTAACCTTGGTGATAAACATTGGGGGCAACCTATTAAGACATTGTCTTTAGTTTTAAAAAGTTTTGTAATATCATCTCTTTTAATCATTTATAATATCCTTGAAATGTTTAATAGTTCCAGCCCCTTTCTCAGTATTATAATATTTTTTCCAATATAAAGCCTGTTCATCTATTGTTTTAGGAAGTTTTTTAGGGACTCTCCAATAATGCAATCTACAAAATACTATTTGAGCAGTAATGTTTGTTGTGAGAATGTTTTTCCAATCATCTTTATTAGGTTTAATAAAATATTTTAAATCTAGATAACAGACTTCTGCAACTTTTTTCATTAAAGATTCTCTATATTGCAGATAGTCCTTACAAACAGAAACTGCAACCCAAGGTTCACATTGAAAAAACCCCCTAGCAACATTAGTTCCTCCTTTCTGCATTAAATATTTATATCTAGACTCAACTAGACCAGTATTATAAATAAGCATCATAGCATCATGCGAATAGTATTTTTCCCCTAAAGATTCTAATGTTTCTTTAATTAATACATACATTTGTAATGTGTATATCATCTAGACCTCCTGACTTTTCTAGCCGTTTTCCTTGAATATTTAGCTTTTTGTTTTCCTTTTGCAGTAGCTTTTCTTTTCTTTCTATTTTCATAAGCTTTCTGACTAGGTGTTAACTTCTTTCTAACTGACTCAGGTAAATATCTACCTCTTTTGGCTCTTGGTTTTTTTACATCACTTTTTGTAATATAACCCCATTTCTGTTTTGACCATTTAGATAAAGAGTTTTTACTAGACTTTTTACCTCTATACCCACCACCAGCCTTCTTATATCTCTGAACTGCTAATTGACTTTTCCTTGCAGACCATTGACCTTTTCTTCCTCCCTTATTACTAGACTTAACAGAAGAGACAATTCTTTTCCATAATTTAGGTTTAGTTTTGACTGATGTAGCCATTAACTACCTTTTTTCCATTTCATAGACTTAGACTTAGTCTTACTAGGACTCCATTTAACACGATTTGACCAATAAGCCGCACTACTCTTACCCTTTGCAATTGACTTAGCATGGCGAGATTTAAACGCTCTTCTTTGACCTACTGTCTGATTAGTCCTTACCTTCTGTTGACCAAATCTAATTAATTTAGTCTTAATTTTACCTGACTGTTTAAATTTAGCCAAAACAACATGGCTTTTAGTCTTATGTCTAGGCGTTTTTTTAGGTTTGTTATATCCCTTTAAGCCAAATCTTTTTAGTCTAGGGTCTTTAATATTTAGACTCCTAATTTAGTGAGTAAGACTTTTTTTATTATTTTCCAAAGTGCTTCTAATATTGCTTTTTCAGTTTTTTCACTAATTATAGGTATATCTATAGATTTATTTAATTCTGCAATTAATTCATCTTTTGTTTCATTACCTAACAATTCATTTGCTATCATTTTTTTTAACATTACATTATCCTCATTATTGTATTTACTATTATTGGAAATGTTACTAATGCAACACCTCCCCAAACTTGCATCTTAGCTATGTTTATTTCATGTCTACCAACAGAACCATTTAAATCTTTTAACTGCTTTTCCATTCTATTTAAAGTAGAATAGATGTTTTTTAATTTTTCATCATGCCTTGCATAAGTTGTTCTATAATCTTGATTATCCATTAAGGTCTGCTATTCCCATTTATTCTTCCTGATATATATGAAATTTTATCACTAACATCATCAAACTCTTTTAATAAACTTTGATGTGACTGCATTACGCTCTCATGTCTTCTATTTCTTTCATCAGATTGTTGTTCATTAATTCTTTGAGTTTTATCCACTAACTTTAGAATAATAGATTGTGAGTTAGAAATAACCTCACTCATCTTACTAATATTCTCTCTAATAGTTTCTAATTCTCCATCTTGTGCTTTCTGACTTTTTACTAAATTAATTAACATATACCCTAAAAAAACTACACAAAATCCTGACGCTCCTAGTGTCATGTAACTCTCTAATAATACTTCACTACCCATCTATTTTCTCCGCTTTTTACCCCAACTTAATGGGTTAATATTTTTTTCATACCACGCTACTTTTTCTGCCAAGACCTCTCTTTCAGTCCTCTCTTCGACGATGTGTTTATTAAGTAAATCCCCAATGCGTTCATCTGCATTAGCAAAGTTTGTTTCAAGTGTTCCCAGTCTAGTCTCAATCCTATAGTAACCATAGACGAGAGTGCCAACAAGAATAAGAATCTGACCAAACCACTTAAGGTTAATACTGACAATAGCATTGTCATCCACAATACCACCTCTATAACTTCTAGCAGTTTTGACTTCTTCACTCATCTTTTCCTTACTATTTCCCACCTTGAGCAACTAAAGCACCACATATCCCTATTGAACCTAATATGGTCATTATAAAAATGACTTATAGAATCTTCACTAACCACCTCAACAAAAGTATACATAGAATCTTCAGGTGTTGGATTCATATTTCCTACCGACCACCCATTTGAACAACTACTTAACATAAATATACTTAACCCTAATCCCATAACTCGTATTAACACTTTCTTTTTCCTTTGTTTTTAGTTTAAATCTTCTTTTCATATTACCATCCATAATGCCATAGATGTTTCTACAAATAAGTCAGATGCGGTATTATATGCCCATCGTTTATTAGTCCCATAAGTCCGAGCAGTACCCTCAACAAACACCTCAAATACTTCCCACAAAACTCCTATAATAAAAACTCCCATGACACACCAAAAATCACTCCAGTTCATCCATTGAAATATCTTACAAAAAAATGCACCAGCACCAATATGGTATGCAGTCCACCCATCAAGTTGTCCTGTTTTTAATTGCCAAGATACTAGCTTAGATAGTGGGTTGTTCATCTATTTACCACCTTATTATTTATTAGTTTATGTTGTACTAAGTCAATACGCCCATTAGTCTGATTGTGTTTTTTCTCGCACTCATCCAAATAAAACTCTTCAGCAGTTTGAAATGAGTCAGTCCTTTTTTCTATTACCCCATCAACTAAAACAAAATAATCTTTAGAATTAGGATAGGTAATAGATACTACAGATTCATCCGCCATTTGAACTTTCTTAACCATATTAGGCTTAGTGTTCTTGTGAATTACAACATCGTGACCTTGGGCGCATCTCCTTACAATCATTACTCTACTTCAGCCTCTACGACTTCATCGTTAAGTGATTGCCTAAGCATATTAATGAACGCTTCCTTACCTACAGATAACTGGTCAGCTATAAACTGATTACTATTCTGCTTGTTTTGAATATCGTTTATATGATTCACCATCATCTTTTGCTCATCAGTCATATCTTCAATAACGTATTCTTTGTCATCAAGATTCAGGACTGGCTT